TCGAGGGGAAGGGTGACACGTCGCAGGTGTACGCACCCCGAGAGTACTACACACGCCTGACATTCAACACAGACAAACTGAACATGAAAGCGATTTATAACCAGGATGTTCAGATTGAAATCGAGTATGAAAAGTTTGAAAACCTTCCTCAGACACTCATCACGACAAAGAGTCTGACGGATGGAGGTTCATACATGAACACAAACATCAAGACACTTCTCGGGCTTCCTGATTCAAAGGTTACCAGACATTCGTCGTTTTATAAAAAATACGTGGTTCTCGTCACAGCCGACCCGACTATAGTCAATCAAACGCGGTATTATTTTTATGATACAACCAAACCGATTGGCAATCCATCATCATGGGTATCTTGGCTCGATCCTCAAGTGGCAACGATACGAAGTGTTGGTCGCCCATACTTTATCGGTGGTACGATGTACACATTCGGTGAAGGTGGAGGAAATATTCGGAGTGTGCCGGTTGCGGATATGCTTGCAGGTACAGCCGTACCAACAGTAGGTTCTACATATTTTCCTTTGTACAACCTGGCTCCAAGTACAAACGGAATCGTCGCAGATGCTCGCTATCTTTACATCGACGTTGGTGTACGGTCTTATACATTCGGAAGTAATACGGCTACTTTGACATCGAGTATACCACAAAATAGCGATGATGGCAGAGCGGCTACTCCCATGTTTGTATCCTATAAAATAGCGTCAATCACCACCGATAATCTCATCCCGAGTGATAACGTGGCACTTATTAATTTTGTAACATCGAATGTTCTCGGATCTACATCACAGTATACACCGACGCTAGTCTCGATGTTCACTCAACAAAAAATCGGGTCGGACATATTTGCAACTGTAAAAGTTGAATACGCTAGTCTTCTTTTAGTGACAAGTGTACCACAAGTTTATATAAACACAACTCATTTATTGTCCGTGAGTAACACAGCTACATTTATATCATGTACACCGCCACCGCTATTCAATGGACCGGACTGTGCCTATGCAAACACTGTCGCCGTATATACCGTGTTCAATATAGCAACTCCTCAACTTATACCATCTGATAATACAGCCGTGATCAATTTTCTCACGACTTTTTCTGAAACCTTTCCGGGAACGACCCGAACAATCAGTATAGTCAGTCAGGTGAAAACAAATTCGAATATTTTAGTAACTGCGAATGTCGCGTATACATATACTTCAAATGGTAATCCGGTATTCAATGTGATTCGACGCCCATTTGGAATTCAGGGTAGTATTAATAATAGGAATGCCATGGTCGTAAGATATGATAGTACGAAACCAGTTACATCATCGTCATCCTATGACTATCTCGCAACTGCGAGCGGTGGTCCCGTGACATGGTATGACATTACAGGAATTACTTCACTTTCTTTTGCTCCCATGCCCATGACAAGCGATGGTCGATACATAGTGAGTACTATTAAAGGGTCAAGTATACTTACAAAAATAGATTCACTGAATTTCCTGAGTCCTTCGAGTTATACGTATTTCAATGTCGGTACATTACCTATAGTACCGAATACCGGAGGTATCCCAGGTGGTCAAGTTCCGAATGCGAGCGACGGACGTTACTTTTATTTTCAGACGAGTTTTTTTTCTGGTGGGTCTGCATATCTCACTCGTTATGACACTACACAAGATATTACATCCCCATCTGCATATTCATCCCTTCTTTTTACAAATCCGATATTTCCCGACGGGTTTTATAGTTTGTTCCCTTATGGGTTTGACGGCAAGTCGGTATACTACATAACAGGCACATATTCAACCCTGTTTGCGACTATACTTCGATACGACACGACGACAAATACAGTTTCAGACTGGATCGTTTTTGATGGTACTGGTAAGGCTCAGACGTCGAAAGGAACAACTGTCGATACGATAACCTGGACTGGTAAGAATTGGGTTAACAACGTTCCGACGACCAGTCTTTTATCATGTCTCGTTAGTTCCAGGTACGTATACATTACAGAGGCATCACCCGGTGGTTTCGAGTCATGCGACGACCTCGTCCAGTTTGATCCGTTGGTGATGGATGGAGGAACGCTCGCGTCGAGTATGATTGTCAAGTACGAAACGTTCGACAAACCAAACCCACTACGCTCACAGAGCCTCTACGGTCAAACAACACTCAACGAGTTTACAATCATCCAGGGTCAGTCGACCTGTTCGTTCAAACTCGATGTACGCGGACCTGTTCGTGAGTTTTGGGTCACAGTCGATTTGCCAGGGGTTATCAAACGCGTCGTGTTGAAACTGAACAACGAAATCCTCGTCGATGACGACCAGGCGTTTACACGCTACATTCGAACATTCGAATCACATACAAGTATGCCATCGTCGAGCAACGTCTGTGTGTACTCTGTTTCATGGGACCCAGAGCGTCTTGCAACATCTGGAACCGTGAACATGTCTCGTGTAGCCGAACAAACCCTGGATATTACGCTGGTATCAGCAGCCCCGTCGAATTTAAAAGTTCGAGTGCACGCTAAAGTGTTCAACGTTCTCGCTATCCAAGGCGGAATCGGGAATTTAATGTATAACTAAATAGTAGTAAATGTCGGCGGCTGATCTGCTGCTGACTGTCCGGGGTCAGGATGACCGTTGGTTATCCATGGCACCGGACAGGACGTATTTCGAAGCTAAATACCAGCCTCGTGTGAACAGATCCAGAGAGACGTACGAGATTCCATTTGACAACCAGGTGACGTTCGATTCCACAGGTCGGTGTACCATTCCAGTCAAGGGGGATTACATGACCCGTATGACTTTACGTACGGTCCTCCCACCCATTTATCCGACGGTTGAGGGTCAGTACGTGTTCCCGACACCGTCTTCCGAAGTGGGTGCCACCGTCTACGTGAACATGGGTCTGACGCTGGTCGTCGCAGACGGCGTGACTCTGACGGCAAACACGGCCGGGAACCACTACTTTTCGATCGGGGCGCAGGTGACTCTTGCCGGTACAGCCTACGTCATCTTCGATCTGGACGGGACGTACACCATCACGAGCATTCCGACGGCCAACTCGTTCACGTGTTCGACGGTCCTCGCAGGCATTTCATACAACGGAACGGTTTCGAGTCCAGGGATCCAGTGCGGTGACATTATCAGTTACTTTTCAACGGCAAACTCGAACCTCTGGGTCAACAACGTGACGAACAAGACGTGGCAGATTACAGGTGGATCGAACGTAGGGACGACATGGACGTTTACGACGTCTGCACCGAGCAATTTTCCTATCGGAAGTCAAGCTCTTTTGAACTTACCATCGTCTAATTATGTGAACAACCCTATTTTTTTAACATCTTCGTCTGATACGACATTCACGTGTAGTTTATCGAATGTTTTTGTCGCTGTAGGTCAGGACCGTATACTTTCGAGTGTTGACAATGCAGTTTCTTGGAATGAGTCTCCTGTAAATGGAATTTGGTTTGGAGTAGCGTACGGGAATGGAATATTCGTCGCAATAGGTTTTACTGGACAAATAGGAATATCGACGGATAATGGAAAAACATGGTCGGTAAGTTTCCCACTTTCAGGTTTATGGGTAGGAATAAGTTTCGGGAACGGAACATTCGTTGCTGCGGGTTATTCTGACCAGTTAGCATATTCAACTGATGGACAGTCATGGACAGTCGTGAATTTATTTGGAGATTGGGCAGCTGTAGCATATGGAAATGGTGTTTTTGTTGCTGTTGATACATCATATGGTCAAATAGCTCGTTCTACAACAAACGGTGTTACTTGGTCTGTAACATTCACGTCAAGTGCGTATTGGCAATGTATTGCTTATGGAAACGGAACGTTTATATCTGGGCAATACGACGTCAACACGTATGTAGCTCGATCAACGGATGGGGGAGTTTCATGGACAACGCCATATTTTGATTTAGGAGTAAATTATGGTATAGCTTACGGAAATGGTTTGTTTTGTATGGTTTCTGGTAGTTCTAACAGAATTAGCATTTCATCGGATGATGGTTTAACTTGGCAAAACACTTTAGTTCCAGGGATCTGGAGAGGTATAACATACGGAAACAATAAATTTGTCGCAGTTGGTATGACAGGAATCATAGGTACTTCTACAAATGGTACGACATGGACATCAACGATTTATGGTAGTAATGATTTTTTGGGTGTAGGAATTGGAGATTTTACATATACTAGTTCACCATCTGATTCCGTTTCCCTCGTCGTTCAACCTTTCCAATTAACGAACCGAATTTTTTCGTCTGACGTTTATCCGTCCATCTCATTTGCGAACGAAGCAGACGCTGCATTCTGGGGTTTCGATTTCCGCGAAGGACTCACGTACTCTTTACCAGCGACACCTCCGTGGACTCTGACCCAATCTGGATGGATCAGTGGCTTTTTACCTCCCAGCACGTCGACATACGATGACTCAGTCGCCCACAAATTGTGTAAGGCGGTTCGGGTCCTTGTCGGTAAACAGACCATCAAGGAGTACTCTGGTGAATATATCGAACTCCAAAACGATCTTCTCGTTCCGTACGAAAACAAGGCGATTCTGAAGTTGATGAACGGAACCCTGGATCAGACACAGGCGACCGTTGCACGTGAGTACTACGTCAATTTGCCTCTCGGAACGAAAGAAGTGCCTCTGTGTGCACTGACCCATCAACAGATGAGCGTAGAAGTTGATTTCGATTCGTACCTGAACGTGTCTCAAAATCTGAACCAGGGAACCGGTGATTTCCTGGACGCCAAGTCGTACACGACGTATGACGCATCGACGGGTCTTTTAGGGGGACAACCCGTCGACGTCCAGACGACGTTCTCGTACCAACAATACATTTTCGTCGTCACGTACGGTGGTCAATTTATCATTTTCGACACCACAAAAAACGTCGACGACCCCGCATCGTACATAGTCCTTTCGGCATTTTCAGGAACAAGTCTGTTTAGTCAGTTTTGTGTCCTTTCTGGGAATTTATACATTGGTTTGACCGACGGTACATTAGCGAGTATCATCCTCGACGAACTCATTCAAGGGAACATATCGTCATTCGCAACAAACAACTACGAACCGACTGTTGGATCTTTGACCGGGACGATCGTCGCAGATTTTCGGTACGTGTATTACACCGTGAGTAACACAGCGTCTTCGAACGTGTTTCTGTCCAGGTACGATACGACCGGTGTATTTACGACCCCGGGAAGTTACACAACGGTTGATTTCACGAAGACGTTCAACTCGAACGTGACAGGTGTCTATCAGACTTTGTCTGATGGTACTCAGTTAATTATGATGCCAATGGGAATTCCAGGGACGTTGTACACTTATCAGTTGAATGCCAACGTTCAGAGTCAATGGTACACGCTCGATTATTCGTCGTACGGACATCAAATAACAGAGGGTGTTCTCGTGGGTAACACGGTCTATTTTGCGTGCGATGATTTTAATATAGTAATTTACACGAATTCAATATTTACACTCAAATCTTACTTAAACCCTACGATAGTTATGGGTGGAATTACAAGTTCTCAACAATTTGGATATTCCATTAATAATGGTTTTATTTGGAATATCGTAGGTTATATTACTCCTCTTGTGGCTGTGTATTCGATTGCGTTCGGAAATGGTACATTTGTCGTATCTAATGCTGCAACAAGACCGAGATATTCGACTGATTATGGACGTACATGGAGTTTATCAACCGGTACGGCTCCTGGGACATTTGGTATAGCATTTGGAAATAATAGGTTTATTATGGTTGGTACAAATAAACAATATTATTCTATTGATAATGGTCGTACATGGACAGTTACGACACCACTTTTAGGCTCGTGGTACGGTGTAACATATGGAAATGGTGTTTTTGTCATGGTTGGCACGAATAAACAAGCGTACTCGGTCGACAATGGACTCACGTGGACTAATGTAGCTTCTCCTCTCACTGGAAGTTGGACTAATGTAACATATGGAAACGGTGTTTTTGTCATGATTGGTAATGATGTTCAGGCATATTCTACAAACAACGGAGTTTCTTGGACTACAGTAATTTCTCCGCTTATAGGGGGCTGGGCTGGATTAGCATACGGAAACGGTGTTTTTGTCGCTGTTGGGGGTTCTGGTAACCAGGCGTATTCTACAAACAACGGACTTTCGTGGACTACAGTGACATCTCAGCTACCTGGTGCTTGGTACGGTGTAACATATGTAAGCAATAGTTTGTTTGTAATGGTTGGAGATGATATTCAAGCACGGTCGGTAGACAACGGACTCACATGGACAATTTCGTCTAATGTAATTGGAGATTGGTATGATGTCGCTTCATCTTCTCCCCAAATTTCTGGAACCGGTTTCAAAAATCTCATCGCCGTCGGAAATTACATTTACTGTTCAACCAGTAACGTCGCTGTGCAGATTGATACGACACAAGACCTTTCAACTGCTGCAGCCTACAAGTTCCCCGCGCCTTTGCCAGTCAACCAGTACGTGTTAGCCAACGGACCTCGCTACGTGTACATGTTTGCACAAGGAGATAACACAGCGACAAACATCGTCGAGTTTGATCCATACGGACCAGATACGACGTTCAAGGCGAGTATCCTCGTTGATTACGAGTCTTTACCCCCGGGTGTCAAAAAACCTGACAAGGCGCTGCTCGGCCTTGTCCAGACACAAAGGGTTACCGATATGAATTACATGAACATCAAGGGCCCTGTCAAGGAATTGTGGATCACAGGCGCGTCTGCGACGACGAATGTGTTTCAGTACTCGAACCTGGCAAGCAGAAGTACGCTCGAATTGACTGGTGAACAAATCATCACGAACGACGTCGGGACGAGAACGTTCCTGAACACCATAGAGCCATTCGAAACGCACACGTCCATGCCTATCCGGAACGTTTCTGTGATTCCATTCGAGTTTGATCCAGAATCAGACATTCCAAACGGCACGGTAAACTTTTCGCGTATCAGAGACCAGGTCCTGAGTGCCAACGCAGCGACTGTTTGGGCACACAATTACAACCTCTTAGCCATCCAAGGCGGAATCGGCGGACTTATTTTCAACTCGTAAAGTAGAGGAGAGGAATGAACGGTCCACCGGCGCAGTTTTCACACCAGGTGACACGCCTCCAGTTTCCAAAGGATGTTCACTTTGGCGATGATATTTCGATATGGATCGCCAAAGTGGGTGACGTTGCCCTCGGCAACATGTATCTCAGGGTCGATTGGCCCGTCGCAGCTCCAGTCGACGATTCGGCAGGCACACGCATGATTGATTTCGTCGAACTCCGGTACGAGAACAGCCTTCTCGAGCGTCACTACGGTGAGTCGCTCGAATTGATGAACGACCTCAGCGTTACAACAGGGAAGCAGCCGGTTCTGACCACACTGCTCGGCAAGGGGATCACGAGTAATCTGGCGTCGTACTATATTCGCATGCCGTTTCGATTGAATTTACCGCTGTGCGCACTCGATAAAGCACCCGTGTTTCGTGTCAAGTTCCGACCCAGTCAGGAGTTTTCAACCCTGAACTGGACACTGCCAATCAACGTCAATCTGTTTGTCGATTACGTGTACATTACAAAGGCTGAACGGGACTATTTCAAAACGGCAAAGATCGATTACTTGACGCACACGATTCAACGTCTACAATTCACGACCGGTGCCAACATCACAAAGTCGACGTTCGTGACTGAGTTTACACGCCCTGTGAAAGAGCTGTACTGGGTCATCCAGACGGACGGGTCAGCTGCATACGACTATACGAACCTCGGTGACGAACAGATCGTCTCGTTGCGTCTTCAGTTCAACGGCATCGACGTCATTCTGCCAGAGGTTGGAACACCCATGTTCCTTCGGACGATTCAGGGGCTCGAAAGTCACACGCGCGTCCCTGATCGGTCGTTTTACATGTACACGTTTGCGCTTGACCCTGAACACCCGACGCAACCCACCGGATCCGTAAACATGTCGGCGCTGACACGTCAGATGCATACACTCGAACTGTCGTCGTGTGCTTTTTCACGCCAGGTTCGTGTCTACGCCGTGACACACAACGTCGTTCGGATCGCAGACGGTGCTGCGACGTCCCTGTTCGACAGCGTGCAGGAGGGTGGTACCGAAATTCTGTCGTAGTA